GATTTAGGATCACCTGTAAGAGAAGCATCCTTGAGGTCTGACTTCTTGATCATGCCAGCAACCCAAGGAGGAATCATCATCCATCTACCCACTTCTGGAACAAGAGCTTCATCCAACACCGTACCTGCATCGATGATATAATCAAGGACGTTGGTAGGGGTTAGGGTCTTGGCAAGAGCTACAGTTGCCCCACCGAGGTCAAACAACCCAGTCTTAAGACCGGCTGTTGCCCCTGTCATGTAGGCGCCCATCCCACTATAGATGGTTGAGTCTTGCAGAAAAGAATACTCAATACTGATCTTCAACTGCATTGCCGCATCGTCAGTAAACTTTGTCAGCAATGGGAGATCTGTCTGAGCCGCCACGATGTCATCAAGCTCGATAGCCCATCTCTTACCTTTGTCGATAAGAAGGGTCATCGCTGTTGACACGGGGCGTTCATATGTCACTGTCTGACCTATAGCATGATCCACGACAGTGGTATCGGGCACTGATCGGATTATAACCGAGTCACCCTGGTTCTTAATTTCACCTTCATAATCGGTGTTACAAATTCTGCTCAAAAAACAATATTCATACCACTTAACGATCGTCTTGGACGACCATACCTGCTGCCGATTAACATTCGGTTGGACTATCGCATCCGTTAATTAACTGGGTTAGTTTCTTAACGGCTTCTCCGCTTAGTCTCTGCGGGTCAAGTTTCATAGCTTTTAATTCGTCTCGGGCACATTGCCTAATCGACTCAACTTCATTAAGTTTACTAAGCTGTCTACCCATACACCTATCTATCCACCAGATGCAAAGCCTTGCCTGCTCTTGCTTCAATACCAGGTGATTAACTATATTTTGTAGAACCGGCCTCATAAGCTTACCAGAAACCTGCCAGTAGTAAGCGTCTTGCCAATTTGGGTTCTTGCTTCTGTTTTTCAGCCACAGGCTTCCACCAAGCTGAATTTTTATCAATTCAAGAAGATCCTTCCCAACGGCTGCCATGGCTATCCTTAATCTTGGTACAAGATAAAGCCTTGGCTTGTCGGTCTTGTGGTCAACGTGACATTGAAAATCTATACAACCTTCACCATCAACGAGACCTGCTATGTATTTCCAACTTAATCGCTTCATGGAATCCTCCGAACTGCGGTGTTGGATTTTTCCTTGTTCCCTCTGGTTGGGGATTAAATCCCGTTCCAGTTATTCAGGAGAAGTTTTATATACCCCATTGTGTTAAGGTATAAACTTCGCTACCCCTGTGCTCGAATAATCGGGATGCCCAGGAGCGTAAGGAAAAGTCATAATTATCTCCATTCCGCCCCCGATGTTTTTACTGTCCCGCAATAACACGTTTATCAGATATCGCCTTATTAATTTCGGCTTCTATCTTGTCCTTCTCCGCGTCTCTTCCCTTGTATCTCCCTCTTTGCACGTCGTCGTAGAACTTTTTAACGTCGGAAGCTTTAATAAAATTTTCTTTTAGTTCACTTTTGTCAACTACGGTTTTAGTCACGGTTGTCCGTGGCGATATACCCGTATCTTCTTTTTTTACAACTTGCTTAACTACGACAGGCTCAACCTTCTTCCCCGTAAATTCAGAAAAGAAATTCTTTGCCCGTGTTGAGTCCAATGAAGCATAGGCGTCATTCAGGATGTCTCTCCTTTTAAATCCGGTAAGCGGCTCGGTTTCGTCTAACCATGAATTGAATTCAACGGACTTATTAATTTCATCGTAATTTTCCATTGACTCAACATCATCATAGAACCTATCCCTGTCCGTCTTTTCGGTATGCTTCTTCTGCTCGGTTAGTTGAGAACCAAGATCTGAGATCTTTTTAGAAGTCTCATCCCTTAATTTAACAAGGGCAACCTCGATCCCCTTCCAGACTTCAGGATATTCTGTCTTAAGATATCCGATATTGGGGTCCTGCTCAAACGAGTCGAAGACCTCTTTTGTTTCGTCTGGTTTCTTACCAGCAATTAATGCAGCAATTTGATCCGTAAGGGACTTAATCTGACCAGACTGTTCAGCGAGCCTTAAGGAAAGTTCGGGAATCTCCTTATTGTACATACCTCGAAGTACATCATATTTGTGTTGTATCTTCTCGGCTTTCTGTTCAGGGGTTTCTTCGGAAACCACTTCGGCCTCTCCAGTCGGGCCGGTTGCTTCAGCTTCTATTTCCCCCGTTTCTCCAGTAGAACCAGTATTGCCCGCCAACACATCGATCTGTTCCTGATAAAGCCTTTCTGCTTCTTCGGCAGCCTTTAGGGCCTGAGCCGGTACTCCTGTTCCCATCTTATACCTCTTTCCGAGATCCAGTTGGTATTCTCGATTATATTTCCACCTGATCCAAAAAGGTATTCAGGTAGAGTTCTTGGTAAAGATTTACACACATCTACACTAATGCATTAAAATCAATATATTACTGTATTGTTTTTAGAAAGATTAAATCGGAATTCCAGAATTAACCAAATGTTTCAAGATGATACCCATTATTTTTGAGGCCTGCTCCTGCGATATTTCCCTTGATACTAAAATCCTTCCTGTTTGCATATCAGTTATTGAGGTTGAATAGACACCATCTGTTTCGTTATAGGCTACGCTCACCATCTTCTCTGGAGTTGCAACACATCCTGCAATGGTTTTTACACGAAAAAGATATCCAACAAGATATACTACCTGAACCCCATTCTCTGTTATTTTTTTCCCGATAATACAATCCCCGTCGCTATCGGGAGTGGCGGTCAGGGCCAGTTTTTTTGACGTCTCGAACTCTGGGGAAACAACTGCAAAAACATTATATATTACGAAAGCAAAAATTAGTGCAACGAGTGTTGCACAAATTATCCATTGCTTCTTTCTCATCCTGCCTCTCCTTCCTGCTCTTGCCTTGCTCTTTCTTGAGCCTCAAGAAAATCATCCTGCTCTTTTAGTTCTATAAGCAACGCATTTGGGTTATTAAAAATATTTTTTAAAAGATCCAGGGCCGCAGAAAATCCGCGCATAAAATTAAACCGCTCCACATAGTTTAACCGATAGTCCGGGAAGCCATGCAGATTGGTCTGGGTAATCATCGTGGAAACTTCGGAAAGTTTATCACATATAATTAAAAAATTAGAATTATTTTCGTCTTCAAGTCGAGAAATGGCCAAAAGGAATTTTTCGTCGATTGGAAACAAACCTGGATTGATCATGGCTCCCCCCGTTAGTCATAATAATCTGTGCCGATTTTAATCAAACGTGATCCAATTTTCTCTGGCTTAAAAAATCGATGACACAGTTTTAACAATCTCTTTTTTGCTGCCCTATCTATTGTGCTACAAGTATAAAAAACTACAGAGCAAAATTGCTTAACACATAGGGTGTGACAAACAATAGATGACTCTACTAAAAACACGACAGCAGACAGGCCCGCTTTTTCTGGAAAGTCACTTGGAGTCCTTATCACCAGCGGAGGCGCTTGCATCGATACCCCACAAGCCCTGACAGCCTCCTCTAAAAAATTGTAACATATGTTCACATCATTGAGTGTGTGGGGGTCACATTTATAACAATCGGCTGTTAACAAATATCCAAAGGGTTTATTTGCCACGCAACGCCCCCTCTATTAAATTTTTAACAAACTCTTCGTAGGGAACTCCAGCGGCATTCAACACGGTACAGACACCACTTCCAGGTGAAATATCAGGATTACAGTTTACGTCAATTACATATATATCGTTTCCCCTTACCCGAACATCTACCCTGATGTACCCTCGACATTCAAACAACTTAAAAACCTTTAATCCGATTGCCTGTAATCGACTTGATAATGTTTTATCGATATCCGCTGGGCAATGGGGGATGCTTTCCTTATACTCAATCGTCTCTGGATTCCATTTTGCATTGTAGCTAACAATTTTCGGCGTACCCTGTGGATAGCCGTTAAATAAAATTTCAGAACAGGGAAATGAAACCGGACCACCATTGAAATCTATAACACCTATTCCGAATTCTCTTCCTTCAATATATTCCTCAACAATAGCCTCTTGCCTATATTCTTTTAATATATTATAAACGGCGATAGCAAGCTCTACGTGATTTTTTACTACACTTTTTGCATTAATTCCAAGACTCCCATCTTCGTGCAGGGGTTTCACGATGGAAGGAAACATGGTATGGTCTGATAGAGGGGTATCCCAACCATAAACTTCAAACTCAGGGGTTTGAACCCCACCGCACTTAAGGATTGCTTTACTCCTTGCCTTATCCTGACAAAGCCCTAATGTCAATGCCCCCGATCCCGTATAGGGAATTTTCATCAGATCAAGCATTGCGGGAAGCGCCATCTCCATTTGAGAATCACCGTTAATTGCTTCAACCAGGTTAAAAACACAATCTGGATTCAAACTATAAACTAAATTGGCTACGGCCAAAATTGGAGTTGAATTTGAAATTGCAATCGTCCTAAATTGATACCCCAGTTTTTCAAGAGATTTTTCTACGATCTCTATTTCTTCTTGGAGAGATAATTCAGCAAGAGCTTCTCCATATTCCCCACTAATGAGCCGTTCGTCAAGGTTATAAAGAATTACAACCTTCACTTGTCCACCATTCGCTTCCATTCCCTACCACAAGAATCACAAGAAGGTCCATCTACACATTGAACCACAAGTTTAAATTTATCTACGGTCATCCTTGGTGTGTTTGTAGTAGCTGTAGGATTCTTACATTTACAATCCTCAATGTATATTACCTCGGTCATCATTACCCCCTCTCTGGTAAGGCCGGATGTCCTCCGGCACCATGTACCAACTGAGTAGATTGTCCTTGTACCTTGTTGCCCCCTTCATCTACACCACCCCCAACCTTAGCCGGTGGAGTAGCTCCTCCACCCGGGGATGGTTGAGGGTTAAGCATCCCCGCAAGGGCCTTCTCCGGATCAATCTCATGGGATTTTGCAACTTCACCGAGCAAGTATGCCCTACCCTTGATACCTGTAATCTGCTGATCAATATCATTGTTCGTGGAGTTCAAGAACTCAAGCATCCTTACCGCTCGTTGTTCCTTTTCGATAAGGGCCGAACTTCCCTTAGCCACAAGATTTATATCCCCAATCTTCTTAACGTATTTAGGGTCGATCAGCATATCGTTGTATGTATTCTCAATCGACGGGATGATAAGGAATCGATCCATATTTCTGATAACACCCTTGATGATCCGGCTCGCTTGGGTGATTAACATAGAGAGCCCAGAGGCAGTGTTTCCTCCACCCCCCACCTGGGGATCTCCATGAGCATAGGACGGGATACCCCTTTCGTCCGCAATTTTCGAGAACGCACTGTATACAGTAAGAATTTCCTGTGCATGCATCTGGGGCTGCCAAAAGTTTATTGCCTGTCCAGTCTGCATCATTTTGTTTGTAGTTAACCACCTCTTCCATGGTATTAACCTCATGTCCCCCTTAAGCCCACCGTGAATTCTGTCTATATTAATTTCAACCTGTGGCCCAGAGCCCATTCCGATATTATTCACTACTGCGCGGGCGCAGGCGTTACAAACGGTCTGACAGTCTTCAATCTTTTCCGGGTACGCATTTCCCCAAATATTGTCTGATTCATCCTCGAACGAAGCCGTCGACCAAGGTTTATTTCCTTCTGGGTCTGGATTTACTATTGCACCAATTACATGTTTTCCTATTTTAAAAATAGTGCATTCATAGTCAATGTCTGGGTCTGGAACCTCAACCCCCCATTCAATTAAATATTCCCCTTGAACAGATCCATAATAATCAAGACCCTCTATTCGGTCGCTTTCCCAAACTGCCGTTGTATCTTTTTTCTCGGCCTCTTCTCGCTGACCCTCTATTCCCGTCCATTCTTTTAGCCCACCCTCAAGATGCTCTTTGAGCACGGCTCTGATCTCGTCTTCTCGGTATCCTGGTACTCCGATAAGCTCTGCAAGATATTTTCTTCTATATGCAACGTGGTGGAATAGATACCCCTCACTTATCCAATTAACATCAGGTTCTGGATAACAGTCAAAAGGAGAAACCCTTTCCCATTCCCTTACCACTTCCTTTACATAATCTATCTTGTTGTTACCCGCCTCATCCTTTATAATTTTTTTAACAGCCTTATACCTTTTTATTGGTCCCTTAATAAACGCATTCTTTTTTATAACCAAATCTGGAATACAATCGTTTAGGGCATTATACCATCCACCCTTACGAAGAATGGTATCCATTTCTCTCGTCATCTGAATAGATTTTTCCTCAGCCTTATCCCTAACGGCCACCTGCATTTCATCTTCCAGTTGTGGCATCCTGGCCTGCACCTCTTGGATTACCTTGTTCATATCCGGAGGTGGTGCTCCTGGGGGGACAGATCCCATAATCTGATCCATTGTTGATTTAACAAATATTCCCTTAATCTCATCCATTAACTCTTTAGAAAGCTCTGGAACTGGCTCTGGTTCAATACCCCAAGGCTTACCCCCAGACTGAAATTCAATATCTCTAATCCAGGTAATCATGTTTCGGCATTTGGTATCGGTGATTTGAATAAAAACATCGGATCCGCCCATTTCCCTGATAGCCGCCAATTTCTTGGGCTCATACTTACTTTGGGCCTGGCGAATATTTTTAAAAATTATGGGCTCAATATTATTTACCTTCGCCCTACGGGCTCGTTCCCATCGTTTATCCAAAAATTCTATTATCTTTAGGACTTTGGGCTCATCAACTTCGGAGGCTTCACCGATAGCCGTTGCTTCTCGCTTATCTTTTTCTTTTTCTTCGGCAACTATCTCTTCTCGGGTTCTTACCATTACCATAGTATTACCCCTTAACTAAAAGCGCTCCAATCACCGGCGCCCTGTTGAATTATTTGTTCGCTTGGATCAAATCTATCTCTGCGCATAAGATCGTGCATATCTTCCACAAACATACAACCATACTGAAGTGCATCATGCACATTAGCAACAAGATTTTTCTCGGGTCTATTAACAAATTTCTCCTGACTTACAACCTGTAGTCGACGCATCCGATATTCCCCCATAAACCCCCTGTGAAGCATTTTACACTCGGAGGATACAAGAAGGCCCGGTTCGTTGTTTCCGATTCTTTTAACAAGAAAACTATCCACTGCGTTAAACCGAGATTGCCAAGAATTGCTTCTGGCCGGGGTAGCTTGGATTCCAAACGCCTCGGCGATTTCTTCAAAAGTATTTCTTTCATCTGTGTCTGCCCTCTTTACACCGGCTGGATCACCGGTTAGATAAATCTGGATACCAGGATAGGTCGAGTAGGTAAAAGGCCTGACCAAATCTCTTGTAAGTCTTCTGGTTCCTATTCCTTCAACGAGCCATTCGTGTAAAATACGGAGTTGACCGTTCGGTAGGTATTGCAAGATAACGCAAGCTTGGGTCAGGCCAGTGTTGTCAAAGGAAATAATTAAAGGATAATTCGGACGAGCCTTAAGCGCTTCTTTTGAATAATGCCAATCGGAATTATAGTTTGCATAAACAGGTTTGCCCTCTTTAACATATCCGTATAACCCATGGCAAAAAACATTTACGAAATCCTGGTCCATTCCAGCCGCAAGAGTTTGGTAATAATCTTGAGGAAGGTTTCCTATGTTTTCTGCATCCGGTCCAAGACCAGACGGTTGATGAAACACCTTCGTAAGCGGAAATGCATTCTCTATCCCACGTTTGCATTGAGGACATTTCCTTGACATCATTGGAATCAAACTGTTATCCGGATTTCTACTCGGAAGAAGCACCATTTGATTCTTTGGGGTTCTACAATCCTTACAAGCATGGGGGCGATCTTCCTCAAATAATTTATAGAACCAATGGTCAACATCTGGCGGGTTTGTATCTCCCCAGAGCCCCTTCCATGAAGCACCCATAAATCCTTTGTCAACATCCTTTGGGGGAAATCTACCAACCCTGCCCCTCATGGCGTTGATAATCGATAAAGGAATATCCTTTATCTCGTTAAAATATGCCGCCGTAACTTCAAGTGATAAAAGATTTTTAATATCGGTGGGTTTATCAAGGGGCCTGAAATGAATAATAGACTGAACAGGGGTTCCATCCGGAGCGGAAGTATTTAAAAAGAAATCGTGATCAGAAACCTTCCACTCCCCCATGTGGCCCAACCAATGCATGAATGTAGGAATCGTTGTATCACGAAGCTGGGGGTAGCTGTTCCTCACCGCGGCGAACCGGGTTTTTCTAACTCCGTCCGGACTGGGCTCCTGCCCTACTGCTCGACGATAAATTTCTATATCGCATCCCGAGCTTTTGCCCGATCCAAACGGACCAGTAATTGCTCGGATGAATGTACTGTCCTTTGCAAAGGCTTTGATCGTGGGTACATCGGAATAAGAATATTCCATTTTTTATCGCACAAATAGGGTTAAATAGTCATCCGTCCCTGGTATACCCGCGGTTGCCCCAGAAGCTCCATTAAAAACATGCTTTATGGTATACTTTCCGTCCAACTCAAGCCCACCGGCCATTCCAGTAGCCCCCTGAACCGCATAAGAGGTGGGGAAGTTACTGGGAAATGCTGGACTGGTATAATAAGTAGCCCCGTTTGAATCAAGAAAAACCAACTGTCTCGTCGGGGCATTTGTGAGGTTACATGCCTCATAAAAAATCCTTGACAAAACCTCACCGTCAAAACTCATGTTAATATCGGCCTGCGGACCAGTTGGAAGAAGAGTAATATCAACCCTTGGACGCTTCCTCACAATGGCTCGACTCATCACATGACCCATTTTATTTCTCCTTAAAAAGTATTAGCAAAAAAATCTTAAGCCTTCGGTGCCGTTGATCCCTTAACGTCAGCAACAACCGTTTTAACCGTTGCCGCTGCCTTGGCAATCTTATCTTTGTTGTTCTTATAGACGATAGCCCCAACGACGCCAAGCGTAAGAACTAACACCACCACTCCTAAAAATATCCATCCGTACATTTTATTTCTCCTTTTCTTTCCTTTAAATAATTAAGGGAGAGCCAAATCTCCCATTTAACTCGGGATCAATGCCGGAACGAACTTGTACCAGAGTTTATAATCTGGTGGCCCAGCATCAGAATAAACCTCTGCCAGAATTGCCGATCCATACGGTCCTACGGTTACGGAAATATCGGTCAGATAAACTACCACGTTCACCCATCCAAATTTCGATTCAGCGGTTCCTGCCCAATTAGTTTGTAGCAACATTCTTGTAATAGCGTAGTTTACGCTTGCGGGTAATGCTGTTGGGGCAATCCAATTTGTCATTGCCATTATTACCACCCCCTTTCATTTCTAATTTAATTTCTGGCTCTCCCTTTGGACATGCAGAAAACCCTTGCTCTATCATAAGGGTTCTCTTGTTACTCAAATGGAGCATTACAACTCCAATTATCTTTCGGGGATTCCCCGTTTCTTTCCCTTAGTCGGTTTCCAGCCTTTATCAATTCCATGCAACAATCTAAGCTGAGCCTCGGCATTCTTTTTGGTCCCGGCCTTCATATGAACACCAGATGGACCGGTAATTCTTACCTTGCCACCTTTTAAAACCTTTTTCTTATATGGCATTATATCTCCTTATACTGCCGGAGGAACCGGAGGTGACACTGATGTAACTTCATCGCTCAACGCCTTAGTCGCCGCTGCCAACTGATCGGTCACTGCCTGAATAGCTACTGGATCTTCCTTTCCGGCCGCGAGCTGTTGAAGCAAAGGAATAACCACCTTTGTAATTTCATCCGATATAGCCTGTCCCTGAACTTTTAATGCATCCATTGCTGCCGACATAATAATCTCCCTTCTTAAAATAGACTGTAAAAGGCTTATAATAACATTGAACTTTCGTTCAATATTCCCCTTACGACAAAATATCATAACCTCCTCCTAACCGTTTTTAATTCATCAACTCCGTAAACCATCTTTCTATTTTCCCACCACACTTAGGGCAAAAATGACAATCAGGTCTTTCACCAGTTGTTTCCATATACCAAATGATCTCACATGCGGTACACCTGAATTGCCATAGATTCATTTCTTAATTTTCTTTGGCATGGGGGGGTGTCGCCTGACGGGACTCTCGTTGTGTTCAATCGAATGCATCTCATCGTGACCGAACATGCCAGTATGTTCCTCACACTCACCCTTA